ATGGCGGGATCTGAAAAAAGGCGCTGGCGGGAGGACTACGATGTGCAGTGTCCCTTTTACCGGCAGGAGGACAGCAAGACCGTTTCCTGTGAGGGGATCACCCCGGAGACGGGCCTGCACCTGTGCTTTCCCAGGGAGGAACGGAAGCAGGCGTACAAATTGCGCTTCTGCCGGAGGCATTGGAAGCGATGCCTGATCACAAAAATGCTGAACCGGATGTACGATTATGAACCATAAGAGGTGTTATGAAAAAACAGGAAAAAAGACTAAAACGGCTGCAGGCGGTGGCAGATATGGTGGTGGAAAAGCTGGAGGTGAAGGTGGCGGCACTGGAGCCACTGGAAATAAACCCCCAGGCACTTAAGCACATCACCGGCGTGATGAAGGATCTGAAGGACATACAGTCTGCCGGGACAGATACAGAGGACACCGGCAAAATCACTGTGGTATTCACCGGAGAATTGGAGGAATTCAGTGGCTAAGGAGCTTACCGTTGGGATCCCCTCCCCACGGCAGAAGCAATTTCTCACCGCCGGCACACGGCACATCGGCTTCGGCGGCGCAAGAGGGGGCGGCAAAAGCTGGGCAGTGCGTACCAAGGCAAAGCTTCTGGCACTGCGCTATGGGGGCATTCGCATCCTCATCGTCCGGCGCACCTACCCGGAGCTGATCAACAATCATATCCGAATCCTGTGCACGGAGCTTTCCGGCATCGGAGAGTACCACGACCGGGACAAGCTGATCTCCTTTCCCAACGGCAGCATCATCCAGTTTTCCTACTGCGACCGGGATTCAGATCTGGACCGGCTGCAGGGCGTGGAGTACGATGTGATCTTTCTGGACGAGGCGACACAGCTTTCCGAGTACCAGATGAAGACCATTACCGCCTGCCTTCGGGGTGTCAACCGTTTTCCCAAGCGGATCTATTACACCTGTAACCCCGGGGGTCAGGGACACCAATACATCAAGCGGATCTTCATCGACAAAAAGTACCGGGAGGGGGAGGACCCGGGGGACTACACCTTCATCCAGAGCCTGGTCACCGACAATCAGGCGCTGATGCGTACCCAGCCGGATTACATCAAGCAGCTGGAGGCGCTGCCCTACAAGCTGAAGCAGGCCTGGCTCTACGGGCGGTGGGACATATTCGAGGGGCAGTTTTTTGAGGATTTCCGGGACTCCCCGGATCCCGAGGCCTGCGAAAAAGCGGGGATCACCCCGGAGGAGGCGCGGGCCCAGGGGCGTTTCACCCATGTGATCGCCCCCTTTGACATCGGAAGCCGCAGCTGCAGCAGCTGGACCTTATACCGCAGCTATGACTTTGGCTATGCAAAGCCCTTCTCCTGCGCCTGGTGGGCGGTGGATCACGATGGGACCCTGTACCGCATTATGGAGCTGTACGGCTGCACTCAGAACCCCAACGAGGGTGTGAAGTGGACACCGGACCGTCAGTTTTCCGAGATCGCCAGGATCGAGCGGGAGCACCCCTGGCTTCGGGGCAGGCAGATCTTAGGGGTGGCGGACCCCGCCATCTGGGATGTGTCCCGGGGAGAGAGCATCGCGGACACCGCTGTGCGCTACGGCATCTACTTTACCCCCGGTGACCACGCCCGGATCCCCGGCTGGATGCAGTGCCACTATCGGCTGCAGTTTGACGAAAACGGCTATGCCCGGTGTTACATCTTTGACAATTGCACCGGATTTCTGCGTACCATCCCCCAGCTGCGGTATGACACCAGCCGCCCGGAGGATCTGGACACCGGGGGCGAGGATCACATTGCCGACGAATGGCGCTACCTGTGTATGGCAAGACCCATCCGCCCCATCCGGGAAATGCCCCAGAGGAGCTTGCTGAATGACCCGCTGGGAAGGTGAATTCGTATTTATCTTCCTGTCATTCTGAGCAAAGCGAAGAATCTCCATCGTAAAATACCGCAATTTTGAAGGGGATTCTTCGTCCCCTTCGACTACGCTCAGGGTCCTCAGAATGACACGGTATACGGAAAGATAAATTGATATTTAAAACTTAGAGGAGGATTTATGGAAGAAAAAAGAACCGCCGTTGGGCCGGAGGAGCTGAAACGGTTCACGGAGCTTTTGCAGCGGTACAAGACGGGCAAAAGCAGCACTGAGCAGCGAATCTTGTCCAGCGAAAACTGGTGGAAGCTGCGAAACACCACCGAGGAGGAAAAGGCGGATGCCATCCGGGGCGAGGGCTTTGTGAGCCGGTCCGGCTGGCTGCATAATGTGATCGTCAGCAAGCACGCTGATGCGGTGGAGGCGTACCCCGAGCCTAACATCCTGCCCCGGGAGGAGCAGGACATTCCCGAGGCGCGGCAGCTTTCTGCCATCATTCCCTGTGTGCTGGAGCAGAATCAGTTCGAGCAGGTGTGGAGCGATGTGCTCTGGCAGAAGCTGAAGACCGGTACCGGCGTGTACAAGGTGGTGTGGGATACCGCCAAGCTGGGGGGTCTGGGTGACATCGGCATCCAGCGGGTGAATCTTCTGAACATCTACTGGGAGCCGGGTCTTACGGACATACAGAAAAGTCCTTACTTTTTCCACACGGAGCTGTGGGACAGGGAGGCACTGCAGCTGCAGTATCCTCAGCTGGAGGAGGTGCAGACCGGCTCCTTTGTGAGCACCAAGTTCCTGTATGACGATGCGGTGGACGACAGCGACAAGGTCACCGTGGTGGATGTGTACTACAAAAAGCGGGTGGAGGGCAGACAGGTGCTCCACTACTGCAAATTTGTGGGAGAGACGGTGCTTTATGCCACGGAAAATGATCACGAAGCCGGTACTTCCATCGACGGCACGCCCCGTCCCGCCCCGGCGGAGGCAGGACTCTATGACCACGGACAGTACCCCTATATTTTTGATGCGCTGTATCCTGTGGAGGGCAGTCCCTGCGGCTACGGCTATGTGGATCTGTGCCGGAATCCCCAGACGGAGATCGACATTCTCAAGACCGCCTTTGTGAAAAACGCGAGGGTGGGCGCTGTGCCCCGGTATTTTTCCCGGGTGGACGGCAATGTGAACGAGGAGCAGTTCCTGGATCTGGAGCAGGCTTTGGTGAAGGTCAGCGGCAATGTGGACGAGGCGACCCTTCGGAAGATCGAGCACAACACCCTGGACGGCAACTACATTGCGATGCTGGACCGCACCATTGAGGAGCTGCGCCAGACCTCCGGCAACACGGAGACCAGCACCGGCACACCTGCCAGCGGTGTGACCGCGGCATCTGCCATCGTTGCACTGCAGGAGGCCTCCGGCAAGGGCAGCCGGGACTCCACCCTGGCTTCCTACCGCGCTTATACCCGGATCGTGGAGCTTTGCATCGAGCTGATCCGTCAGTTTTACGATATGCCCCGGCAGTTCCGCATTCTGGGACAGTACGGCACAGCGTCCTTTGTGACCTACACCAACCGGGGTCTCCAGCCGGCACAGCAGCCGGGATTCGGACCGGAAAGTCTGCGTCTGCCGGTGTTTGACATCAAGGTCACCGCCCAGAAGAAAAATGTTTACACCAAGGTCAGCCAGAATGAGCTGGCACTGCAGTTCTTCCGTCTTGGGTTCTTTGATCCCCAGCTGGCAGCCCAGGCGCTTCTGTGTCTGGAGATGATGGACTTTGACGGCAAGGAGAAAATTATGCAGCGCATTGCCGAGGGCACAGCTGCTCCTGCAGGCGTGACAAGAGTGCCCGCAGAGGAGGGACTGCAGCTGCCGGAGTCCAATGTGTTTGCAGGTGTCCGTCAGCCGGAAAATGCCCGGGTAAGGGCGGCAAGAGAACGGGCCGTCACCGCGGCAGTGCCAAGGGGGTGATGGATTGATCGCAGTAACCTATGAGCGAAGCACCCGGTGTCTTCGCGCCAGGGGTCACGCCGGACAGGGCGCACCGGGACACGATCTGGTGTGCGCGGCGGTGTCGGCCTTGGTGCTGACGCTTGCGGGGAATGTGGCAAGCCTTGCCACCCAGAATGCCCTTCGGGAGCATAAGCTGCAGCTGAAGGAGGGGGATGCCTGCATCCGCTGTGTCCCCGTACCCCGGATGCGGGCAGTGACCACCCTGATCTTTGACTCCGTCTGCTCCGGCTTTGAGCTTCTGGAGACACTTTACCCGGAAAATATCGATTTTCAGATCAAAACCTAGATTAAATTATGTATATTCAGCCTTTTGGCTTTATATAGGTCTCGCCGTGCCAAAACGGCAGAAATTTGGGAGGATTTTTATGGAAAACAAAAACCGGAGGCTGCTGCAGCTTTTTGCGGAAGGCGCAGAGGGTGCTTCCACCACGGGCGAAAACAGTGCCGCCGCCGGGCACGAGGCGGGTCAGGAGGCTGCACCCAGAATGACCTGGGAGCAGGTAAAGGCTGACCCGGAATACAGTGGGCATATGCAGGAGATGGTCCGAAGCCGTCTTAAAAATGTGAAGCAGGCAGGGGAGGATATGGAGATCCTGCGCCCCGCCCTGTCCGCAATGGCAAGAGTCTACGGACTGGATCCGGAGCAGCCGGACTACGGCGCTCTGGCAGCGGCGGTGACCGGTGACCGCCGTTACAGTCAGGATGACAGCTACCTTCGCAGTCACTATGACGGTCTTGTCACCCAGGCACAGCAGCTGAAGGAGAAGTTCCCCGACTTCGACCTGAACAAGGAGCTGCAGGATCCTGCCTTTGTGCGGCTGACCTCCCCGGAGGCGGGGGTCAGCCTGGAGGATGCTTACTACACCCTCCACCGCCGGGAGATCCAGCATTCCGCTATGGAGGCGGTGGCGCAGCAGACCGCTGCAAGGATCTCCAATGCCATCCGATCCGGTACGGCGCGCCCTGTGGAAAACGGCACATCCGCCCCCACAGCCACCGTTACCGCCCTTGACTACCGAAGCGCCGACCCTGCCCAGAGAAAGGCACTGAAGGCGCGGATCCGTCAGGCGGCTGCCCGGGGAGAAAAGCTCTACCCGGGTTAAGGAAAGCATCTTGTAGGGACCGGCGAGGAGAACGAAACCTCCCTTTGTAGGGACCGGCGTCCTCGACGGTCCTACACGGATGATCTTACATAAGGACCGTCCGGAGGCCGGTCCCTACAGAAAAAGAATGTCATCCTGAGGAGTGTCGCAGAGCGCAGCGAATCTTCCAATAACAATGATTGCCGGTGGCAATCATACATTGATTAAGACGCGACGAAGGATCTCCATCGTATTTCGCAGGAGATTCTTCGCTGTGCTCAGAATGACAGCACGGATGATCTTACAAAAGGACCGTCCGGAGGCCGGTCCCTACACGGATATTCTTACACAGGGACTTCCGTAGGGGAGGGTCTTGACCCTCCCGCAAAAAATGTTTCCCCAGTGATTCGGGAGGGTCAAGACCCTCCCCTACAAAAAAATGATATTAAAAAGGAGAATTTTATGGAAAGAATCAATTATCTGCAGCTTTTTGCTGAGGGCACTGCCGTGGTGAACACCACCGCCGGTGCTGTGAATGGCGCCAACGGCGCAGCCCTGGAGGGCACCAACGGTATGTCCGATGCTCTCAAGACCTTCTATGACACGGAGCTGCTGGAAAACGCCAAGGTGGAGATGTTCTACGCCCAGTTTGCCAAGCGCCAGAACCTGCCCCGGAACGGCGGCACCACCGTGGAATGGCGCAAGTGGAACACCTTCGACAAGGCAGAGACCCTGCAGGAGGGTGTGATCCCCGAGGGTCAGAAGTTCGGTATGAGCTCCCGCACCGGCACCATCAACCAGTACGGCACTTATGCTGCCATTTCCGACAAGCTGGAGCTCCACGCTTACGATGACATCATTCTGGGTGCCACCGAGGAGATGGGTACTTCTGCTGCGGAGACCCAGGAGACCCTGATCCGGGATGCTCTGCTGGAGAACACCAATGTGATGTACTGCGACAACATCGACGAAAACGGTGTGAAGGTGGAAAACACCCCTGTTTCCTGCGCCCAGATGCACAGCGCCGACGGCATTATGAGCACCCTGACCCCGGATATGGTGGCAAAGGCTGTGACCAAGCTGAAGAAGGACAAGGTGCCCACCATCGGCGGCAAGTACTGCGCTGTGATCCACCCCAGTGTGGCCTACGATCTGCGAAAGAGCAAGGAGTGGGTGGAGGCTCACAAGTATGCCCAGCCCGGTGAGATCTTCAACGGCGAGATCGGCGAGCTCCACGGCTGCCGCTTTGTGGAAAATGTGTTCGCCCCTGTGCTGGGCGGCAGTGAGTACAAGAATGCTGACGGCGGTGTCACCTATGCCACCTACTTCTTCGGCAAGGATGCCTTTGGCATCATCGACCCCGAGGGCGGCGCACTGGAGATGATCGTCAAGGACAAGAGCCAGATCGGCGGTCCTCTGAACCAGTACTCCACCATCGGCTACAAGCTGGAGACCAACGGCGCGACTATCCTGTACCCCGAGCGCATCCTCCGGGTAATGAGCTGCTCCACCTTCTCCGGCACCGACGAGGAGAACTAAACCTCCCTACGAACCCTTATGAAATAATGTCATCCTGAGGAACAACGCGACGAAGGATCTCCTGTTATAAGATGGAGATTCTTCGCTGCGCTCAGAATGACAGCACGGATATTCTTACATAAGGACCGTCCGGAGGCCGGTCCCTACAGAAAAAGAATGTCATCCTGAGGAACAACGCGACGAAGGATCTCCATCGTATTTCGCAGGAGATTCTTCGCTGTGCTCAGAATGACAGCACGGATACTCTTACATAGGGAATTCCGTAGGGGAGGGTCTTGACCCTCCCGCAAAAGAAAATTGCCTCCGCAGTGATTCGGGAGGGTCAAGACCCTCCCCTACGATGGCAGAGAGCTAAATTGGAATTTAAAACGATACAAGCAAGAAAGGAACATATTTATGGAAAAAGAAAAGGAAAAGCGCGAGAAGGTCTTTGTGCCCCGGGGCGCTTCCAACGAGGACCCCAATCTGTTTATCAGCGTCAACGGCGTGAACTATCTCCTGCCCAGAGGCAAGGAGTCCCTTGTGCCGGCGGAGGTGGCGTATGAGTACCGCCGCAGCCAGGCTGCCCGGGAACGCAGCGACATCTCCGGCCGCAAGCTGATGAGCAAGTAAGGAAGAAAAGGAGGCGGATTTTATGACACTGATCGAGGCCATCAATGCCGTGGATGCCCTGAAGCCCAATTCCTACAGCCGGGAGGAAAAGATCCGCTGGATCTCCTGTCTTGACGGTATGGTGAAAACCCAGATCGTGGACAACCACATCACCGATAAGCTGGTATCCTACGGCGGCTATGACGGCAGCACCGCCGGGGATACGGAGCTGCTGATCCCTGCGCCCTATGACGAGCTGTATATCTGGTGGATGAGCGCCCAGATCGACTTCTACAAC